GGCGGGTCGAAGGGGTGATCAGTTTAGCCAAGGTCTTCCAACGTTTTGTAGATACTGTTTTATATGCGTCGGCTTCATCAATTACAATAAGGTCAAACCCTACTTTACTAATATCTTCTTGAACAATTCCTACACCATCAAAGTTGATGATGACAAACTCGTACTCTCCGTTAATAATTTTCTTGCGCTTGGACGCTTCGCCATAGGCTACTGCGACTGATCTGTGCATTGCGGTTTTAAAGATGTCAGCCTGCCAAGCGGAGTACATGATTGATAGGGGGCAAATAACGAGAACCCTCTTGACAAGCCCCAACTGCATGAGGTAGTCAGCCGCCCAAATGACTGAGGATGTTTTGCCTGTACCTGCCTCATTGAAACAGAAACAGCGGTCTCTTAAAGCAAGGAACGATGCTGTAACTTTTTGATGAGCAAACGGTTGGTACAAACCGGGCCATTTGTACTCTTTAAGCATTGGATTAGGGGCATCTCCATAGACGCGTACAAGGCGTTGCATTTCGGGTACGCCCCAGTACACCACTACCTCTGCCATCGTACCGTCGTCTTTTAGAACCTCACATCGTTCTATGTGTCCCAAAAGAAATTGCAAGTCGCTAGATGGGATCACCATCCGAACAACTGTGTCATCTACTACATCCATACTATTCCTTACTGTGTTAAAACGTAGCCCCTTACGGGGGCTAGTCGGTTAAGCCTGTCGTGTATGAAAGGAGAGGGAGATCTACACCGCTTAACTGACATGGTTATTAAAGGGGCAGGCAACTGCAGTTAACAAACCCCCCAGCCTACTCACTCATGCCTAACAGTAGAGATTACTTCTTGCGTTCCTTCTTACTAGTCTCTGACACCAAGTTTCCTTGAGAGTCACGACGGAATGAACGATTCTTTGATGCGCTCTCAATGCGCAAACCATCTTTGTTTAAGCCGCCCTTGTCTAAAGCTTTAACGTGCGCAACGTCTTTGCCAATGCGTTTAGGAGACTTCTCAGTCACAGTGCCAGTATCGCGTTTATCAATGGCGCGACGCCCACGTTGACGCTCCATGCGACGCTCATGTTCGCCACGAGCTTTCTCTTGCTCGTATTCTTTTTTGTAAGGGCGGGGTTTATTGACGTAAGCCATTATCTTTCCTTGTGATGGGGGCAAGTGTTCACAGGACACCAGCCGCATAGAGGTGTTGGGTTAGGGTTCCAAACATCGTTTGTATACGATGCTTCTATTCTACTCAAGTCAGATAAAAAAGCATCCCAAAGTTGCGGTATGTCTTTTCTAGAATATTCTTCAGTCATGAAACTGTTATGCACTACGAAGAGTAAACCCGCTTTGATTCGGTTGATCTGTGGGTAGTGGGCAAACGCCATGAGCGCCATTAGCTTTAACTGTTTTGGCTCAGGATACTTGTTGCTACCCGTCTTGTAGTCAACGATGAACGCAGTGTCTCCGTCGATAATCATCAAGTCCACGACACCCCGCACCCAGTAGCCCTTGCCGTACTCGCATGCCTTACCTTCAGCATCAAGCGCCATCTTCTGCTCGGGATATCGAGTTCCCTCAATCTCCATGAGCGTATCAAGTACAGGTTTGAACTGTAAATAGTTCTTAGCAAGAGGCTTGCCTTCACCAACGTAGTCTTCACAGGCTTTGTGTACCTCGTTGCCGTAGGTCATCTGCGCGGTCGGCTTAACAAAGAAGCGCTTAAGTACCTTGACTTCTTGGTACTGTTTCGGGCAGTTGATGTACTGCTTGTAGGACGAGAAAGACCATGTGAAGTTCATGTGTTCTTCTCCTTGAGTTTGGCTTCAACGTAGTCAAAGTATTTGCGGAATCGGGCTTTATCTTTTGCGTCAATGTAAGTAAAGTAGTCTCGCTCCTCATCCGTCAGCCCTACCCATGTGCGCTGTGTGTACAGGGCTAATGGCTCAACGTCAACAATTGTGGGTGTGGTAATCTTGGTTGGCTTTGCCCAGTAAAAACCTTTGTGCGGGTCAAAGAATGCTATAGGTTCATTTTTCATACAGGCGCATCCTCATGGTTGTCAGGGTTAAACTTAGGGACTCGGTTGCCCTTGTCCTTGGGGTTTGGGAATGGGGGAAAAGGCCAAGTTGTATTTGACATATTAACACTCTCCATAGGTTTGTGCAAACTTTGCTTCGCATGTTACGGGTAAACCACTAGCCCACTCGGGTGGCGTAGACATGCACTCGACGATATATGCAAGCGCCTCATCTTTCTCGGCTTCGGGAACCACAATCACTGCCGCATCATGGACAGTCAGCGCAACGCGATACTTCTCGTTGATCTTGATCATTTGCTCTCCCACGATGATTCGCGCCAAGGCTTGAACTACGTTCTCAACTAGCGACCCACCCCACAGTGACACGGGACCTTTGCGCGACTTGTATTCATATTGGGATTTAGATTCTTCAGTGTTGAGTTTTAGATCGGGGTATCGGATCATCAACCCATTTGGCAAGCCCACGCCTTCCTTTGTAATCTTGAGGCACTTGTGCTTGCCGTAGTAATAGGGCTTGAGCTTGTCATCCCAGTTGGCTAGGTCTTTAATCACTGCATCGCCTTCTCCCCACAGATCAATCACCTTGTCATTAGTGTCGCGGTATGTTTTAACAAACTCTTCAGCTTCGGTCTCAGTGACGACTACGCCGGGTGGTGTTGTCTTAAGCGTGTGCTGTAACTTTAATTTGCCAGTCCCATAGCCTAGACCCAAAATGCAGGTTTTTCCTACGAACCGTTCCACTGGGTCTGCCTTGGAGATTTGGCGATCATATATCTTGGTTGCGAAGAGCGAATAAACATCTTCTCCCTTGCGAAACTGCTCGACCACATCATCCTGCCCTGCCAGCCAGACGAGGACACGCGCCTCGATTTGAGACGAGTCGCAGTTGATAACGATGTGGTCATCGGGCGCAACCACCGCGTTCTTGAGAGTCTTTTTCTTTTTGTCTCGGCTAGGAAGGTTTTGGAAGTTAACCTTATCACTGCCTGCCCAACGTCCTGTATGTGCTCCGTAGTATTTAAGAGGTATGGGTAGCCTGCCTTTATTTCTTTTCCCGACATCAATGAATCTCTCAATCCTTGACTCCTCGATTGTGGATTTGGTCCCGAGTCGTACTGCGCAGAGTTGTTGTATGAAGGGGTCGTCATGCTCAGTGAGTTTAAGAAATCCCTCATCGTTTTTAGCCAGTGCATAGGTTTCCTTTCCTGTTGTCTTACTCGTTTTCATAGGTATTTCAACCCCGCGCTCGACTAACACTTCAGCAAATTGTTTATTACTGGCTAGTCGTTTACGCACCGCCTCTGCGGTTTCGCATTTAAGTTTCTCCATCAAGCCCTCAAGCAGTTGTTCTTTCTCGTCCTTGAGTTCATCGTAGCGCTCTTGCAGTAGCGCATCATCAACAAAGAACACTGGGTGTGTGAACATCCGCAGAGTCATGTCGATCAGCTTCATCTCGTTCTCAGGGAAAGCGCTCGACAATATATTGAATAGCTTGAGAGTTAGGTCAACGTCGTTCTTGCAATACTCTGCGTATCGCTCAAGTTCTTCTTTGTTGAAGTCGAGTCGTGCCTTGCCTTCAGCCATGATCACTTCCTCGCCCTTGATGCCAATCTCGTAGCGGTCAGCCAACGCCTTAAGTGAGCCACCTGCCTCAACGCCATGAATTGCTCTTGCCATACATAGTGTGTCGAACATGAACGCTGGCGTTATGCCGTAGATCCAACTAAGAATTGCTCCATCGAACAGGGTGTTGTGGCACAGAAGCGCGCTGCTGCCCCAGTCAAACGACGCTAAGAATTCTTTTAGCTTATCCTTACCGCCCGATACCCAGACAGTCGGTTGCTCGTCTACTTTCACGCCCACACCGATAACTTCAAAACGCTTATCGCGTATGTATTCCTCAGTGGTCTGATGCTTGAAGCCTAGCTTGATCTTGCTATCGTAGTAGGTCTCAAAGTCAATCGTTATCAGTGACATTTTGTTTCTCTAAAAGTTTCTTGTAGTAAGAACTAGGCATGGGGGCTTTCTTTTCTAGCAATGTACGCAACCACTCAGCACCGCCAAGTTGGTTGAAAATTATCCACTGCTTGTCAGACATCCGCACTTGCCTAGCTACGAGGGGTGCGGGGGGTTTTGGTCTTGGCATATGCTTTATCGAATTCGTCGCTAATAATTTTAGTGGCTTGGTTCATCATGCTCTGTGAGGTAATGACGTTGCTTGGTCTATTCCCTTGCATGGGGATTTTGCCTTTGACTAAATAAGGATCCAAATCCAGTTCGTCTAAATCCCCCGCCAGTACGCGCATGACCTCGCCATTGAAATGATCGCGCTTGGCTTCTCTAGTCCCGTCTTCTAACGCTTTGCGTTCTTGCTCGGTGAGAATGTCCCACGCATTATTAATTACTCGTGACCACTTTGAATACCCTCCCTCAATGAATTCTTCGGGGTTGGTCTTCATTCTTTCTAATAAGATTTCTACTCCAGTCAGCATGACTTTATCTCCTTAATAACTGGTTTCAAAATAGCGTCCCACTGGGTCATGGGAGGCTATCTAACAAATGGTATAGCTACAAAAAAAGGCATGGCGAACCATGCCCTCGGGGTTTACTTCAGTGAGTTGATTTCTCGTGTGAGATACCATTGAGCCTTGCGCAAGTCCTCAAGCTTGTTGCCCTTGTGGTCTGCTCGCGTAAGATACTTTACGACATTACCCAAGTTGTAGCCAAGCTTTTTTGCCTCGATAAAATCGATGGTTTCAATACCGCCTGCCGTGTAATGCGCAGGGTGATTCACTGGGTCAGGTGCGACGCCTACTACCTCACCATGAAGCTTAGCGTAGTCCTCGATTGGAACCCCCATCCTCTCAGCAAGCATCGCCTGTGAACCTGTCAGACGATAGAGTAGCTTGCCTTGTGGCTTAGCTTCCTTGTTGAGTTTCCTAGCCTTGCTCATCAGCACATAGGTGTATGTCTTAGAAGTTCTCAGCTTCTCCATCACTTCCGAGGTTTTGATTTTAGGATTAGCGCTCAGTAAGTTACGCACTAAATCAATCTTGTTTACTTTCTTAGTTCTCATTTGCCTTCTCCTTTTTGGTTTGGC